TATTTCTGGCAACCACATCAACATCTTTACAACATATTAAATAGACTTTGAACAACCAGTAGATACAATTCCCCGCGTGGCTTAACGCAAGGGAAGGTGTGACTTTCCGAGTCACAAGCCCACAGGGGAGCTTAATTTTAGATGCTTTGGGTAGCGTGCAAATGGAAACGCATAAATAAGGTTCAATTCAGAACCTACGACGGTGGCACGACAAACGGCACCACACGTAAACTAGCACACAATCCAACATAACTGAATTGTACACATAACAAAATGCAATGGGAAACAGTAGTCTCACAAATAAATAATTGTCGATGAAAAAACTCACACAATGATACCGAAACGGCAAAACACTCTTTGAATCAAACCAGACATACGAAAACATATAGACATAAAACGTTAAATACAAAACGACACAAACTCTACACATTGCATAAAAATTGGCCCACGTAGCATCATCATATTCAATGATATCAGCTCCCTGCACCTCCATACCAGATGAAGCCTCCTTGAATCGGGCCTCCAACTGATCATAGGTGGGAAACGTGGATTTGGTGACATAAAGAGAGAAAGGTTCCTCACTGAGCAAACCCATAAAGTAGGTTCGCATCTCTTCAAACTTCTCCTCGCCATAGAAGAAGTACTCCTGGACAGCACTACCAACAACTCTCACGAATTGTGAATACTTATCCAGAGTGTCAGACGGGACCCACACAGTTAGCGACTTAAAAATCGAATCCTCCTCGAGAGGACACAAGTAGCACTGCATGCGCTCATCCCAGCGCCATCTGCGCTTCAGGAAAGACGTCTCACTAATGTTGATATATGGCACACTTTCTGACAGCTTATCAGCCATCGTGTACTCAACACCAATATGGGCTAAGCAGGCTTGAATCGTTGTGTGGTTGTACCACTCACGAAGTCTACTCACACCCAGGGTGTTATCATCACCATAAGTAAAAAGAGCAACAAACTTTTGAAAGTCAGAAACAATTTGAGCAGGGTTCATAGCACGATAACAATACCGCATATACAAACTATTCACCAAGGAATTAATGATCACCGTAAGAGGATGACCAGATGGATTAGTTCCGAAAAACTCAACCAAATCTCCATTGATGCTGCAAACCGGAAAGGCGATATCATGTGCGATACACTGAATCACCAGTAGTTCCTGTTCAGACCAACCCGCATCGCGCAAGACATTTATGATAACGTCAAACGCTGCGAGAATAAAGTCAGATAACATTCGTTTGTCAAACTTTCCGTAGTCGCCAGCAACAATTCGGTCTTCACCGAACTGGCATAAGTGATCTCTCACGAGACTCCACTCATTAGACTGGCAAACTAGTCCAGGACCAGCTTCAAAGATCAACTGATTCTTTTGCACGCACCGCACGAAAGTCAGCAATTGCTTGCGCACTACTAAACTCCATGCAATAGGCGAACCAGTAAACAATCGACACTTCTTGGCTTTCACCTTCTCAAGCGTGACTGCTTCATCCTTGTTGTGTCCTGCAAACACCGGGTACGCGCGACGACCTTCAGCATACATAGCTTCAATGGCTTCAACTCTATCTAGCACTTCTTGCTTAAAAGTTACACCATCGGGGTAATCCTCACTAACACATGGTTCCAAAAATTCTTTCTTGGTGGTGTTGTAAGGGCATCCCATGGACGTGTTGCGATTGATCCCATCGATATATCGCACACCAGGCAAACCATTGATAGCAGCATGTGTGGACAAAGGAATCAACTCCTTCTTGCTTCGCTCACTGAGACGTGTGATGATGTCATTTGAATAACCCTTCACACAATCTTTGAGAAACAACTTATTGTAGTTGTTCGTTCGAACCACCATGGGAGCAACATTCTGCTTCACACCATGATAGCTTCCCAAAACAGGAGCACCGTGCATGACTTCACGCGCATACTTCTGAACAATCTCAGCTTGAAACGGTGTAGCACAGACCTTAGATTTCTGCTTACCAGCAAAACTATCCAGGGTACCATACAAATTGGCATTCACGGCAGGAAGATAACGGAACAAACTACGATGATGGAGTGCCTGCACAGCGTAAGAACGTTTAGAACTTCGCAACATCGGCGCACCACCACCTTGAACATCAGCGCGGTGAAAATTCTCATGCTTCATTAATGCCTCAATTTGAGCAGCTTTGACACACAAGAAACCAACGTGATTTCCGTTTCCAAGAAGATGGGTCCCCATAATTACTGGACCACGTGGAGTGGTACCAATACACAAAGAACCGCACATTCCAGCGGCTGTGGCTTGTGAGCTAATGCCCATGTAAATGTCGACCTTGATTCCAAGGGACTCCACAGGCATTCCACTCTCCTTCCTCAAGTTAAAGAAGGGAATGATATCTAAAGTACCATCCTCTTGGCGCATAAGTTCAAAGCCCTTAGTGGGGCAAATCTCTTCACGCAGGAAATACTTCAAAATGCTCTTCTTTGGTGGCAAACCGGCCACCTCAATCATGCACAAGTCCATAGTTGGCATCATCACTAATTGACTCTTAGTAAGAGTAAATTTGCAATTCGAATTATGGGAGCTAGCAGTGTTCGAATCAATAACATTGATTTCACACTCACTTGTCATATACTTGAAAGCATGAGCTGGCAACAATAGCTTTTGTCCAACTATGAACACTCCTCGAAGGGTGATGGTATGACCACCAGCCTTAACAGCAACCGCAACGCAGTTTTTGTCTAGAATGTTTCGAACTTCAGCATCTGTTGCCTTAGCCAAACTCATCGAAGCTGTGGGCATATCGAAGGTCGAGAGAGCAACGTCGGCTTTATACCAGACATCATTCTTAGTCTCTTTCTCCAACTGCGTTTCAACGAGTCGTCCTTCAGCTTGTACGCCAAGAGGATCATCATATTCAATAACAATCTCATCTGTGTCCTTAGC